GTCACGTTCGCGGACAAGACCCTGCTCGAATACGACCGTAAAAACCATGAACTGCGGGCCAACGTACGCGGCGGCATTGAGACCTCGGCGCTCAAAAAGCTGGAGCGACACCGGGCCAACGAGAGCAACATCCTTTTCAAGGTCAAGCCGGACAAAATGATTCCGGACGAACCGCCCGGCATCCCGACTGCGGAGGATTGGCTGAAGGTCAAGGGGCAGGGCTATTTCGGCGTGGATGCCGAGCGCATGGTGTTCTTGAACGCGAAGTACATCGTGCTTCTCGGGCAACTCATACAAGGCCCGTGGGTGCCGGATCTGATCGACGACAAGGTGTTCAGCGATGAGGCCAGGGAGGAATAGCGATGGCGCTGGTGGGCAGCTTGGGCGACGTGGCGTTCGAGGTCGGCGATGACCGCATCATGACCTGGAACGACTGTGTCCGGGACACCACGATGAACTTCGCCCAGCATGACGTGATCGAGGGCAAGGCCAGGCTGCAGAAGCTGGGCATGGGCCTGGCAGAATTCTCCCTGGCCATCATCCTGGATGCCGGGTTCTGCACCCCGGAAATCGAGATGAAAAAGTTAGACGCAATGCAGCAAAGCGGAAAGGCTTTCCGGCTCATCCTTGGCGGCCGCATTTTTGGAAAATACGTGGTCGAGAAAAAGACCGAAAACCGGGCCAGGACAGACCCCAGGGGGCGACCCATGGTGGCATACGTGCAGTTGCAACTGAAGGAATACAACTGATGTACGAGGTTACCGCAGCGACGCAGCCGCCTATCGTCATCGGCGCCACGGGCATCGGCGAGATCCTGCAGAACGTGCGCACGATCCTGGCCACCATGTCGTGGTCCGTGCCGCTCGACCGGGCGTTCGCCGGGGGCGGGGATTTTTTGGACTCGCCGTCGCCGTTCGAGGCTCAGCGGCGCATGGCCGGGATCGTCGAGCAGGTCGAATCCTACGAGCCGCGGGTCAAGGTTACGGGGATCCGCTTCGAGAAGTTCACCGCGGCCGATCACATGGACGGCCTGCTGGCCCCGGTGCTCGAGTTCACGCTGCGGGAGGGTGTCACGCCATGACCTTGCCGGACATCATGTTTTGCCCCATTGACCCTGCCCAGGCCCAGTCCGACGTCATTGCGTCCTACGAGCGCATTACCGGGCTGACCCTGGCCCCGGGCGCGCCGGAACGGCTGTTCCTTGAGGCCGTGGCCGTGGTCCTGACCCAGCAGCGCTACCTGATCGACTGGACGGGCAAGCAAAACCTGCTCGCCTATGCGACAGGCGATTACCTCGACCACCTCGGGGCGTTCTATGCCTGCCCCCGGCTGGCCGCCACGGCCGCCACGGTCACCATGCGTTTCGCAACCGACGCCGTGAAGGATTTTGCGGTGCTTGTGCCTCAGGGGACACGGGTTACCCCGGACGGGAATCTGATTTTTGCGACCGGGGTGACCGCGATCATCCCGGTCGGATCGCTCTATGTGGACGTCCTGGCCACCTGCCAAACTCCCGGCCCGGACGGCTCGGGCTACGTGTCCGGGCAGATCGATCGCATGATCGACGTATTGGCCGGAGTCACGGATGCTGTCAACGTCTCGACCTCGTTCGGCGGGGCGGATGAAGAGGATGACGCCAGATACCGGGAGCGCATCCGGCTGGCCATTGAGGCTTTTTCGACCTGCGGCCCGGAAGGGGCCTACCTGTTTCACACGCTGACGGCATCGCCCACGATCATCGATGCTGCGGCCGTGTCCCACGAGCCCGGGCAGGTCACCGTCTATCCTCTGTGCTCCGGGGGGATGCTGCCGCCATCCGAGATCGTCGCGGCCGTGCATGGGGCCCTGGCCGGCCGGTCCGTCCGGCCCCTGACCGACATCGTCCAGGTGCGGCCGCCGGAGGAAGTGCCTTACATAGTGGCCGGGACATGGTTCCTGGACGAAGCGTCGTCATCCCGGGCTGCGTCCATCGCCTCGGCCGTCACCGCCGCCGTCACCGGCTATCTGGCCTGGCAGCGGGGGCGTCTGGGGCGGGACATCGACCCGTCCGAGCTCACGGCCAGGATCAAGGCCGCCGGGGTCAAGCGGGTGGAAATATCGGCGCCGGTCTATACGCGCCTGTCGGCCTGGCAGGTGGCCACGCCGGGCGATGTCGCCGTTGTCTTCGGAGGCATGGAAAGCGCATGAGCGGCGTTTCCCTGCAGACCCTGGCCCTGACGGACATCCTGCCGCCGTCCATTTCCTGGGATGCGACGATCCGGGCCCTGGCCGACAGCCTGGACCCTGTGCACCAGGACGTGACCGCCACGATCCCGGTCGAGATCATCTATGCCGCCCTGGCCGCGCTGCCCGAAGATATCCTCGACGTGGTGGCCTGGGGTTGCCACCTGGAGGGATACGACCTGCTGCGGACGCGCGAGGAGCGGCTGCACGTCATCAGCCGGTTTTACGACTACCACCGCTACAAGGGCACCACCTACGGCCTGTCGCTCTACCTGCGCACGTTCCTTTCCCGCGATCTCCTGGCCTGCTCGCCGCCGACGAAATCGTATTGCGGGGCCTCCCTGACCGCCGCCGAGCGGGTTGCCTGGGAGGCCCCGCATCCCGAGGTGCGCATCTATCCCTATCGCCACGCCGGGACGCGGCAGGGGGCGTTCGTCGGTGATTTCGCCGGGGACTGCTGGCCCGGCGTCTCGGACGCCATCCTGCGCATCGGCGAACGCGTGACCCTCTACGATCCGTTGACCGGCGAGGACACGTGGCTGGATTCGTTGGCCACTTGGCGCGACACCCAGGACAGGCTCGGCCTCGAGCGTGTGACCGTGCGCCTGCCCGGGCAGGCGGGCCGGTCACTTTTCGTGGGGCAATGCCTGTTCGGGGTCACGGCGGACACCGGGGCGGCAACGCGTATGTACGTGCTGGACCTGACCGTGGGCTACGCCGACGAAATCGAACGCCGTAGGCCGTTGTCCGTGCGCCCGTCGCTTACGCCCATGCGGATCGGGTGCGACCAGATCGCGGCCCCGGGCTCGGACGGCTACGGCATTTTCCTGGGGCACCGCTGGCCGGACGCCTACGACGCCCCGGCGCATCTGTTCATGTCCGGCCGGTTTCCGATGCGGTCTACCGCCGGGGATCGCCTCTACCGCCGCACCAAATTGTTCGACCCGGCCCGGGTGGTTTTCAACCGGCGCGAGACATCCACCTTTCTGGGCGCGGTCAAACTGGGGGCGCTGCGGCCGCACTACGCCGAGGCCGCCGTGGATATGCTGCGTCCGGCCCCGGCCAGGGCCCTGTTTTGCGGCCGCCACCTGGGCATGCGGCACACCTGCGACCTGGACGCCGGGGGCTGGATCGGCCGCATGCGCCGGATTGGCCGAATGTCTGTCAGACTCTCCGATCGCATCCTCGTTTCAACGGCAAATAGGCAACAGATCCAGGCCAGCGAGTCGCTGACCTGCGGCGCCGTCATCTGCGGCGAATATCGACCGGAAACCTTCTAGGGGGAAACATGGAAACGCTCGTCATCTTTCGGGACCGGCAGGAACTGCAGGCCGTCGACCTCAACAGCATCGGGGGGTTCGCCGACACGGCCCTGGCGCATATCGTGTCCGACGCCATCACGGCCGAGAGGCTTTTTGTAGGACTGGGCGTCACGCAGCATTCGGCCACGGAGATCGACGTCGCTGCCGGGCGCCTCTGGGACGGGGTGACCGGCAAACGGTTCGCCAAAAACGAGGCGGAGACCATCAGCCTGTTTTCGTATCTGCCCCTGGTTGACCAGAAATATCTGGTCGTGTCGGTCATCGGTCAGGACGTGGACACGACCCAGGAGCCGCGTGATTTCCTGGTTGACCTGTCGTCCGGCCAGACCGAGCCCCGTGCCGTGCTCATGCACACGGCCCGCCAGGTGGCCATCCTGATCACGGCCGGACTGGAATCGACCACGCCCCAGCGGCCCGACGCCCCGACCGGATACACGCCCATCGCCCATGTGCTCCTGGACGCATCCGGCATCCAGGCCATCGAACTGGCCGAAAACCGGCAGCTCATGCGGTTGTGGGACGTCTGGCAGCAAACCCTGGCGAATCTGGCCTGGATCAACGAGGCCACGCCCAAGCTGGCCAGCATCATGTCCGACCTGGCCAGCCTCGCGGTCCTGGCCAGGAGCAGCCAAACCACGGGGCTGGTGACGCAATTGGCGGCTGAGGTGGCCGTTTTGCGCGACAAATTGCAGCTTCCGGCCACCTACACCGAGTATGAGGCGGACCTGTTTTTCGACGCGTCCGAATCCGACGCCGCCAACCCGGACTATCACGCCCTGTGCCGTCTGGGCCTGCGGTTCCCGTGGGCGGGCGAGACCGAACAGCAACTGGCCCTGGCCAATCCCCTGGCCACCACCGTCAAGAACTGCAACGGATTGATCCTGCCCGCCTACACCGAAGTCGCCCGGCTCACGACATCGGGATACGCCGGGGAGCTGCTCTTGTCACAGTATCAGTACCAAAACGTGACGACGCGGCAATGCACCCGGACCAAGCAACGCATCGAATACAGCCCGACCCGGCAGTATTGGACGTCCGGGCTGTACGGGGGGGTTGTGGACAATGGTTCGGTCGTTGAAACCGTCTTTGAAGGGGAGCTGCCCGCCGGGGTGACCCTGGGCGACAGTTCCTACACCGAGAGCTGGACGGCTGGGAGCGCCTTGTTTTGGAATCTGATCCGTGAGCGAGACGTCACCATCCACACCTGGCAGGAAACCTATACCGTGGTGGACAGCCAGACCGAAAGCGTCAACGGCGCGATCACGGCCCAGACGTTCTTGAATTCTCAGGGGGGGTGGCTGAGCAAGATCGGCTTGACGTTCACCAAAAAGGCGGCCGACGGGGCGGTCACCATGTACCTGATGGACACCGTCAACGGCCTGCCGAACCATAACCGGGTGCTGGGAAAGGCCACGGTTGCCGCCGCCGCCATAAAAATCAAGCCTTCGGAAACGTTTTTCTCGTTCACGGAGCCCGTGTTCCTGGCAGCGGGGAGGCGGTACGCCATCGTGCTCGTGACCGCCGGAGCTCATGGCGTGGCTGTCGTCGAGGGATCAACATACGGCGCGGGCACCCTGTTTTACAGCACGGACGGGGAGTATTTCCAGGGAGATTTCCAAAAAGACCTCATGATGTCTCTGTATTACGCCAAATTCGCGAACCCCCGGACGGTCGTCGACCTGTCCCCCATCGACCTGTCCGGCGGCATCGCCGCGCTTTCCGTGTTGGCCGAATGCGTCCAGCCCGACGCCACGTCCCTGACCTACGAGTATAAACCTTCCGGGGCGAGCGCATGGACTCCGCTGACGGCCGGGACCGCCGACAACCTACTGGGGCTCCCCGCCCTGGTCTATCTGCGGGCCGTGTTTAACGGCTCGCAGGATCTGATGCCGGGGCTGGGTCTGTCCGGCAGCAAACTGAGGGCCCAGCGTCCCGCAACCTCGTTTCGACATATTTCGAGCCTGCGGACCCTGGCGACTGCCAAGAGCGAGATCCACGTCATCCTGCG